TCTCTTTTTGTTCTTGTGACACTATCGGACACTGTTCCAACCCTTTAATAAGTTGTAACGCGTTCGATTTGTGTTTAACCACACAGACTTTATACGGTTCCATTTCCACTACACCTTTTGTAGGTACCCGACCATGATGAACGTTCATAATTCGTTTTAGTTCATCTTCTTTCTTATATATTTTACGAGGAATAATACGGGTAACAAATGGTGGCAACCGTTTCCGTCTGATATGGTATCCTATACAATGGTTATAAGTGCTCCACTGTAAATTTTCGCAAAATGCCAGACATTTAATTTTATCAGGATCTTTATATTTTTCCGTCTCTTCAACAATAACCGACATAGCTCGACGATGATAAAGGTCATCTGAATCCAGTCTGGACACGGTAATGTAATCGGTATCGATTTCTTTAAGCAAATCCGCGCCATATTCATAAGTACGTTTAATATTTTCGTGCCACGGAACAGATTCGGTAAACTCTCTATACCGGGTTCCGTGTATCAACCATATTTCAAAATCCGTATATTCCTGGTATAACAAACTTCTAAACGTATATTTGTTGAACACAAGATACCGGTCTTCTACCCATGACCGGGGAACTTTTTTATCGGCACGATCTATATCGAAAGGTATCCATACAATATGTTTTATTGAACTTTTATCCATACACCCTTACACCTTTCCTGTATTCTCCATCGATAAACCAAATATCCGGTTCATTTCCTTTTCGCCCCTTTTACTTTTTTAGGAACCCTCTTCTGTTTTTGTACCTTTTTTCCTTTTACCAATGTCCGGAGTATTTCGTCGGCATTTTTCTTTGCGAACATTTTCTTTTCTTCTTCTATTTCCCGATCACGTTTTTCTTTCCGATACTTATATTGTACCGAATAGTCCCCGCCCGAACCTTTCCATACACCAGCCGTTTCTTCGCCAAACCCCCAACATAAACCAGCCTGTTTTCGTCGTGCCCGAACCGCTCTATCTTTTTCCTTAAAATGTCTGGCTTCTACATGAGTTCTATCCATTTCACTTTTATTTTTCATAGGCGAAACGTGTCGTAACGTTATATTATCAGCACTCGCTAATTTGTCATATTTATCGGTTAACCATTTAATTTCCTGACATGAAAAGTGCCAGTATTCAGGACAATACATCCATCTGTTAGGATACCGGTCGATCCATTTTTTTCCGGCTAACACCACTCCCGTTGGATGGAAACTTGTACCGACCTGTTTGAACGAAACAACTCCGTCATCGTCCGGGAACGTTTCGTTAAACAGGTCTATCGCATTTCTAAAACTATGTTTACCAAAAAGAACGTCGTCGGTAGCGCATATTGCACCGTCGGGAACATTTTCAAGAACTTTGTTCCTACACCATACCGCACCAAAATGTCCGTACGACGGGGTTATAGCAACATTAACCTGTTCGTCCCCTTCGTATCGACCTTGTAGATAATTAAAAGTATCTCTATCACCGTCACACATTACAACAATAGATATCCAATCTGCAATAGGAACGGTTTTAATGGTTTTTAACAGTTTATCGCGTCTGTTTCTGGTAGGAATTATTACTGTAACATGTTTCATATATCTGCCCGTTTATCCCTTATTTTATTCAAGACCCCAATCACACGGTTCAACATTTTGTAACCGTCGTTTTTTAATATCCTCTTTGGTCGGGACACGTTTTTCCTGATCTTGTACCGTTACTTCCATTTTAACAGGTTTTACCGGAGATTTCAACCTTTTAATAACCCGTTTTACTGTTTTTTGCCTGTCATGAACGTCTATTGACGTTTTAGACAACATTTCGTTAAGAACAATCTGGTCGGTATCCGTTAAACGAACATGTTCCCGCAACTTCCGTTCTTCATATTCTTCCATAGATTCCGGCTCACAACTTTCAACCTGTTTTTTCAACCGTCTACTAGCCTGATAATGTATAACCACGGGATTCTCTACATTTTCCCACTTTTTGTTCTGCATCAAATCGAAAATACAACAATATTCCGCTGGCATAAACTTAACCGTCCCGTCCCAACCCTGAATTGCAATTGCAAGTGTTTTCTGGTCCCACGTTTTTGGATGTTTTTCGTTGATATCTATCCATTGATTAACAAGTTCAAGAGACTTTTCGTTGCTGTTACCAAAATATACCGTTCCGGACAACAGCTCTTTTCTGTTCCCCGTTTTATCTCCAAAATCTCTATAATAAACACCTATATCCGGTGGCTGGTTACCGGAACTCCATTGATCCCATAATATCGGATACTTTTTTATTTCCGCATCTACATCTATATATACTACCGGTCGACCATGATACTTTTCTAACATTACTTTTATAAACCGGGATTTAAACTGGGTATTCTTCTGCCACGAACCGAGATTCCGAACACCCAGAATTTCATGTTCAAGACCAAACAAATGTAAAGAACGATGTAAAGTTACAGACTCTTTTTCGTAACCCGTCCCTTTAGTATAATATGCAACTACAACCGGCCTCTTTTTTGTTTCTATACCAGCTTCATCCCACGTCATTCGCGGAAAACATTCCATCGCGCTATCGGGATTAAGGTTAATTATTTTTGCTCGTGACAGACAATCTTCGGCAACTTTGTTAAAAGAAGCTATAAACGTAGAATACACTTTTCCGTTCTGTCTCCATTTGCGGGGGTACCCGGAATGAAAATGGCTGACAACCCCGTTTTGCCCTTTCATATCAAAACCTAACAGGTATATGGGATCTGCTCCAAGACAAAGGGCAAGAGACACCGCACCGAACCCGCTGTTAAACCCATGTCCAACCCCATCTTTCATTGTACGCGGCATAGCGTTACCTTTTTCAATTTTAGTTTTAGGTAACCGCATAACATAGTTGCCAAAAGATCGTTTACACGCATTCCCGCCGGTATCTTCCCACAAACAATATCCACCGAAATTTTCTAACCTCTCTTTACCAGGTTTCCCGGCGATAGTACAGTTCGCGGTATGTTCCCAAAACCTGGTATCAAGAGAAAAGATTATAGCCGGATCACAGAATTCACCGGCACGGTTAACGGCAATAACAAGTTCGCCACGTAAAAGGTCCCAATTAAACGCGCGAAGAGACGGTCCGCCACCGATAACAAAACATCTCTGTCCGGACCATACTCCGTCAGATACATAATCAGTAAAAAGTTCCCCCCGACCCGCTTCTATCATGTTAAAAGTTTCCTATCGGTTCTAAAGAGGGTCACGCGGCATTAACCCACCTGATCCCGCCAGACAAAACCCGTCCGCCCGAAGAAAATCATGTGCACGAGGAGCTATAAAAATAGGAGCTACCATCCGTTCATAGGTTTCTTCCCACGCCCCTGCACGGGTAACCCCTTGCGCTTTTAACAGTGACCGCCGTTCTTCACCGGTATCTATTAACCTGTACAACGCCTGTTCGCAAATCGCAGCTTCAACCGATTTCGGGAAAATAGTGGTTACACCGTCATGACCTGTCATAGGATGAGGTAACTTATACTTATCACATGCAAACAGTTCCCATTGAGCGGAACGTAACGCATAGTCTTTTTCTATACCAGACACCCAATAGTCGGAAGCTCCGTATCGAGTGGCAAAATAAGTGTCGGCATCGGAACTGGAAACCCATTGGAAAGAAAAGGTAATGGTATCGGTTGTATATGTAGTAGACCCGTTATAAACAATTTCAATAGAATAGTCCATGTTAAGACCGTATTCAATACCAGTAAATTCATGGTAATAGATACCGTCTTTTACTTCTGTCATTGCGGTTGCATCTTCTACAATAACTTCATGAGTATCGCTACGTCTAACACCGTACTCCTCGTTCTCGTCAGAAAGATAGATAGAATCGGGTTCAGTTAACACACCGCCAACCTTATACTCTTTCCAGATGGTAAAGGTAATTGCCATGACAACATCTCCGTTTTATAGTTGTCCGGGCAGGAAAAGTTGGGTTCCCGTCCCACCCGGACCAACGTCTCCAAGCTATTTTACTTTACATTATTATATTTCTTTCTCCTTTACTTTCTGAAATAGATATCGATATAACCCTGTCCACCGTTCCCCGCATTAGCAACAGCGAACGTCATCTGTCCAAGCCACGTTAAAATGAAACGTGGCCGATAAGCAACAACAATATCTCCACCGTCAAGTATTCCATCGGTATCTATATAAAGTCCGTCAGTAAACTCGATATCCAGAACACAACTGGCCGGAATAAAATAAACGGCATCTGTACCCATATAGATATCCGTAATTTTTGTTCCGCTCGCGTTCGTCCCGTCTCTAAGCGTTATAACCCCGGCCGTTGAAGCGTGATGGGCAACAAATATATTATGTAAAATCCCTTTACCGCGTTTTACCAGGGTATCACCGTCACTTGGTTCCCAATGTAAATACTGGTAAGACTGATGCCCGGTTTTCTGTACACAAAAATGTGTACTAGTAGTGTTGGAACAGTCTATACCGGCTCCACCCAACACATCGTATCCGAACGGATCGGTTATCGTCATATCGTATCCGTCGTCCGGTAACCCTGCACTATCGGTGTTAGGCCGTATATTTACCTGTAACACTTCACCTTGTAAACTGCCGATTGTAGTGTCGACAACACCACTGGCATCCGCTGTCCAATGTACAGTTTTACAAAATATATGACCGTCACTTGGGTTACCGCTACTTCTTTCTGTTACCGTTACCGTTCCTGCCATAATTAAGCCCTCCTATTCCAGTTTTAAGTTAGACTTAATCATACAGAGATGTACGGCACAACCATTGCATATGAGCAGTTCCGTTAGGTGTACCGGCAATCGTATACGTATGGTATGTAGTGCTGATAGTACCGGCATCGGTCGCACCATTAAAATTATGGTAACGAACATCTGTACTAGCCGCAATTTTCTGACCTAACCCATACGTTTTGTTAAACCCGATAACATACGAATCGCTACTATCACATTCGGTTCCACCTGTTACGGTAAATTCAACAGATGTCAGTGTCATAAACGCCAGGTTAGACGTTGCCGTCCACGTATCATTTGCATTTACCGCAGATACAACAGACGACTGTGTTTCGTTAAACTGGTCAACACCTACAAAAGTACAAGAAACACTCGTCCACGACGTTTCACCGCTACTTTTATCGTTAGTAATAACAACGACAGGTACAACCGGCCATCCGGGACAATACGATTTCGTCATACTGGCAGCTAAAAGTGTAGTCGTTTGTGCAGATAACGTGGTAGAAGTTTTAAACCAATCGTTATCTGCCGCCGGCGGTATAAAGTCTACCGGTACACAAACCATGTTTCTGAGTATCTCTCGCATTTGCGGATTCTGAATTCTAGGCATTACATTTTTCTCCTTTCTATGTAGGGGGACAGTTGACGGTTTTAGTTCCGGCCGTCAACTCCCCCGTTCGTTCCATAGACATAACTTTTTATGTTTCCTTTAACTGGTTGCAAGACCCTGGATCAGTCCATGCAAAGTATACGTAAAATAGTCAATACCAAAAATACAGTACAACATTTCACGCCAACCGGCACCCTGTTGAGCCAACGATTGTGTAAAGATAGGCGGCATACCCGGTGTAATACCAAAACAAGGCCGGAAATATTCCATATCTACAAACACAACATCGTCGGTAGCAAGAGCCGGATCGTATACGATACTGCAACGACCGGCAACCGGCAACATAATCTGGGCCAACTCTACACCGCCAACAGTTCTGCTTAGAGGCGGATTACCGTAAAGGTCCGATAAAGCCTGATACTGATGCGCGTTAGCGGCAATAACAATATCGTTAAACTCGGCATGACTGGCAGCCATACGGGCAATTTCAGTATTGATCAACGATGTACTGAGCGACGCGCCACCAGCATCGGTATTATAAGAGCTGTTAGACTCCAGTTGAGTAACCAGTCCGCCGGTTGCACCTGTCGTACCAGCATTCGTCCATGCCTGGGCAGTTCCGCGAAGAGCAGAAAATTCCAGGTCACCCATCAACTGTTTCATATGGGCAATACGTTGGGTCGGGAACCCGGCAATTACAGCCTTTTTATCGGAAATATTCGCTACACCACTGATTACTCCGTTAAGAGCTTGTGACGCATACGATACAACATATTGCCATTCATGAATTTCAGCGTAATTGGTTTCTTGTGCGGCAGTATAACTGGTTGCCGTAATAGTCGTAATCGATTCATCTTCAGATCGCAGATTCGATTGTGACGGTGTATCGCCGGTAATCTGGTTTGACATAGCATATTGGTTACCGGTAATCTGCCGGTACCCTCTCGATAGACCAGCCATAGAAATCAACGGTGATTTACCGAATTTTGCACCTAAATAGAGCGTTTCTCCGGTATAATTTACAACATCGGTAGTTGTTACAGGTTCAGATTGAGACGCCATTTCTCATAAACCTCCAACCCTCCAGCAAGACACTTTAATTGGCTAACGTAGGATCTTCCATTCGGTTTTTAAGAACCATAATCTTTTCCCAATTTTCGGGATGTTCGTCAGCCGTTTTGGTAAGACCCTTTATTTCAGCCAGTATCGCGGTATCTCCGCTAAGAGGTTCGTTTTTTGTTCGTTTCGTTTTTTCGCCGCCGCCCGGCAGATCTTCGCTTTCAAGAGCTTCGGCAAGCCGACGTTGCACTTCAGCGTCTACTTCAGCTTTATACGTATCCAGAAAATTAGTCAGAATACTGTCAAGCTCTACAATATCCGCGTCTATTGCATGGACAAATTCATGAAACTTAACAGGAACCTCTTTGTTTGCCAGCAACTTATTAACGTTATCGGTATGTTCGCGGGCATCGATTTTCGCCTGCATCTCTTCAATCTGCCGATCTCTAAGCGCTAACAACTCTTCCTTGTTATCTCGTTCCAGAATAGCTTTCTCTTGTATTGCACGTTCAGCTTCCTCTCGTGCGGCCTGCACAGCTTTCTCCCGTTTAATTCGTTCGGTCTGGAGAGCCTGGTTTACACGACGGTCGGCTTCACTTTTCTTTTCCGCGTCAATAATAGCTTTAATGGCTTCAGCTTTTTCTTCGGCAGAAGCTCCATCAAAGTTTACAATGTCGTCCACAGTTGTCATGTCCGACAAGGTTTGAGTTTTTTCGTTTTTGGTATGTTGATCCTGATCCTGAACTGTTTTTTCAGTCTCATTAACCAACTCCCTATCCTGGATTCCCATTGATTCGACCATGGTATATCCTCCCTTTCCTTTTTTTATGGTTCTACCGGCGTTTTCGGCCTAAACCTCGACCTAACCCGCCACGCCTTCTACTAACTTTACGTCCAGCTCGTTTATATCTACCCGCACTCGCATATCCGGGAGTACGATACCCATTACAATATCCTGCTCCACTACCAGTACGCGGTCCGGCACCGTTAGGACCCGTTCCATCACCTCTAGGCATTGTCGGCACCTCCTTTCTCCCGTTTTTCTCTACTCTTATTCTTTCTAGCTTTCTGTAAACTTATACTTTTCTCGTTATCCTCTTGATTAGTAATTTTTGACTGTATTCCCATTAAATCCAACATTTCCAAACGTTTTCTTTTAGCAGCGTCAGCCGAATCGTTAACTTTCGGTAACAGTTTAATCCGATCTTCTGTAGACAACGTTTTTTCCAGGCTCGGCATAGCTTTATACAGTTCAATTTCGTTAATCGGGATATTCGGGAAAAAGCTAATTTCATAATCCACTAAAACCGGTTTATTTTCTATTGTCCATATTCTGTTAAACAGATCAACCTGTTCCCGTATACCCACGGAAAAATTGTCGACAAATTCGGTTGCCTGGTCAATTTGTGACTGTAACCGTAATTTTAACGCAATTCCGCTTGCTTGTCCAGTTGACCCTATCATAGTTTCTATATCGCATACGTTAGCGTCCCGATGTATAGCGTCCCGCGACAAATCGAGATCATATCCAACTTTGTTCTCGGTATTACCTTTAGACAAAAATTCTGCATGACCACCTTTAGACAACGGCATCATTCCTGTTTCTTTAACCATCTGATGGAACGTCTGTCCGCTTTCGTTCTCTTCCAACAAAGCCCATGGATTTTCCAGTCCTACCAACGCTAACATGGCATCGGTATTATAAAGTACATCGTCGGCGTTAGCAGACCTTATTTCGTTATAAATATCCTGTTGTCTTATAAACGCGGAATCAATAAAAGACGAATATGTAGCTAACGCGGGATAAAGTACGATAGGTGTACGTTTATAATAATGTCGTCTTGGCCCGTCTATAATACTGGGACTATCTTTACCATTATCAGGGTCAAGCCATTTTACCGTATACCCGGAATCGTAAGCGGTATAAATATAAACGGAACTTTCCAGGATTTCGCCCATAAACCATGTACCCGCTTCAACCTCTTCACGATGTACAGCTACAACTATCTGTCCACCGTCATCATACAAAAATCCCCAATTGACAGGTGTATACGTTGCAGTTTGGATAGATTTATTAAAATAACCGTGGACTTCAACCGAAATTCCGTATAACATAGCGTTCTGAAGATGTTTTCGCCGTTGTCGAGTCAGGTTAATCCTGTTACTTAACGCGGCATAATTGTCTATAGCTTTTGACACTGATTCAACTAACGTCGCATCTTTTTTTGCATAAGGAGCTACAGAAAATTCCGGTGGATCGTATAACAAAAAGTTTTTCTGGCGACGGATACAATATTTTACCCAGTTAGTAACAATTTTCTGTCTGGCACGACCGTCGATCCTGTTATCGGGCGCGTCAAGTATCGCCTGTACCCCATAAAAATAGTTGGATTTCTGTATATATGTAGTACGAAGATCCGCATCGTTATCCCATATTCCTTTAATAACGTCAAAACCAAACTCGGGCCGGTCAAGAACAATATCGGTGGCACAACGTATTTCCGCTTGTTTTGTAGTGTTTATTTCCGTAACAGCCATACCGTTTACTCCTTACTCCTTATCATCTACTCCTTATCCCTTATTTCTTGTTCCTTATCCCTTACCTCTTATTTCTTTTGTTTCTTATACCGGTTTAGACCCCAAGTTTGTTCCTGGATATCGGCCAGATAAGTTCAGACTTTTTTATATACCAATACCCGCCGGTAGTTGAATCTATAAAATCGTCGTGGTCACCGTTAGGAAACTCTCTAAACTGTCTAACCCATCGGTCTATCCACGAATTTTTACCGTCAACAGTTTTTATTCCGTTCATTAACAGGTTAACATTTCCACTTTCAAATATCGGCATTAACGCTTCGGCCCTGGTAACCTTATCGCCGCTACCTTGCGGGTACCATTCCCGGACAATACGACATCCCGCCAATATCTCTTTTAACCGGGCAGGAGTATCTTTATGACCACCGACAGATTCTTGTACCTGGTATACACCCGGTCCATCTTCAATTGCAGTAGCCTGTATAATTCTGTCACGTTCAGGTGCGGCCCACTGACCGAAAACAACGTCTTTAATCCATAGATAATCAATTTCAGCTTCTCCCACTATTTTCGTGGTTATCCCTAAAAGAGTCCCGACCGTATAATCCGGATCATTTTTAGCCACCTGTTTTTTAGTAGACGCCAAATCCCAAAACCGTATATACCGGCATTTCGGAAAACTCTTGTCGGTAGTATGCACTTTTATTCTACTTACGTCAAGCAGGTTCCCTTTAAGAACAGTTGGAGAACAGTCTAACAGACCGGCGGCGGCATACCCTTTAAGAGCGGCATAATGACCTTCATACCATGCATTGGAAAATCGTTCCGGGAACAAATATTTACTTTTATACTTAATTCGTCGACCTTTAACAATAGCCGGGCCGCGGGCGGGAAACGACATAAACTCGAACCGCGGGAAAGTAGGATCGTTTTTCATAGCCTGTTTAACGCGACCGAAAGGATCGTCCATATGCCATGGAGTCGCAGTAATAATGTTAATAGACACCGGATCGCGACGGGTCAAAAATTCGTTAACAATAGTGTCCCATACACGTTCACGTTGGGTAGGAGACTCTGCTTCCTGCCGTTTCTTAAAGAAATCGTCTATAATACCGACCGCGTATCCGGAACCTGTAATTGAACCTGTAAACCCGGCGGTACAAGTTTCTCCCGTACTCTGTTCCCATTCACCGGTCTCCTCGTTTTTATAGTCTACAGTCCATAACGCATCGGTACGTTTTCGCGGACTCAACCTAACGTTCGGGAACACACGCTGATACGCTTTACTGGCAAGTATCTGACGGGATTTACGGGATAGTTTCGACACCAATGACGATCCATAGGCCGTAAGAAACAAAGACGGTTGATACGCAGCCAATCTACCGACAATATACGGTGGAAGTGCACGAGAAAACATGTCACTTTTCCCGTGTCTGAACGGAACTTTAATACAAAGAAACGTATCTTTACCGTTACAATAATCGATAATAGCCTGATCGATTCGTGCAGCCATAATACGGGTATGCAGACCTATCATCAACGGTCCCGGCATCCACCACACATATTTTATAAAGTCCAGATAATTTGTACTGGCAAGTTCACGTCGAGCCAACTCTTCGGCGGCAGAAACAACCCGTCGACTTAACATCTGTTGTTGTCTCGTTTTAACTATAAGTTCTTCCATACACGCTCTTTATACGTTCTTTTACTTTACTGTATCGGTATTAGCACTGTTCCCGCCACTTTTCTCTCTAAAAAACTTTTTTCCCAACCGATAAAAACTGTCCTGTCCGTCGTCACTTTTTTCTTCAACAACATCATTACTTTTACCTTTATCTCCGGCCCCAAAATCCACGGTTTCCACGTTACCGTCATCTTCAACGGGATCAAACTCAAAATGTTCTTCTTCTCCGTATTCCAACGTTTCGTCAATTTCCGTTACTTCAAACCCGTCATCCAGATTGTCGAGAACGTTTCCCATAGGATCGTTTTGTATTTTCGGGTTAGCCAACCGGTTAAGTGTTTCGCTCTGCGCAAGTTCAGTATGTACTTCCACACCTTGCGCCCGCAACATTTCCATCAACTCTTTATGTGACTTATCGTCTATAGACTCGTCTCCACCGGGCGTTTTACCGTCTGTTAACCCCAAATGTTTCGCTAACGTTTTAAGCGCATCAGGTTTAGAATACAACTTAACTTTTAGAACGCTTATACCGCGAGGTTTTTTTGTATAAGTAATTTCAGATATAGCGGCGGCAACGTCGGTAGTAAGATCTTCGGAATTTTTAACTTCTATCTCTATTTCGCCACTTTTTTCGTCCGTTTTCCATGACATTATATCCGGTAAAGTTGCAAAAGCAAGTCGTGCAAGTTCAGTAAGAACACGGTCGGCTGTAATATTGGTACGTTTTTCCCGTTCAGCCATTTTACGGGCGATTGCCTCTTGAATTTTTGTCATCGCTAACAGTCTTGACACTTTAAATGTTGGTGCATATCCCGCCCGTTTAGCTGCCATAGGACCGTTCAAATCTTTCTGATACTCTTCTACAAACCGTTCCTGCATATTTGTCAGAGGCGTCTGTTCACTCCATTCGGTATCTTTTATAGACGTTTCGTTGTTCATACTCAATCTACCTCTTCTCCTCTCCGGTTCTGACTCGCTTTAATAGCCGCACCTTGTAAATAAGCCTTTCTTTTTGCACTTTTACGGCTTTTTTCGTTTCCGGGAGTATAAGTATAACATTTTCCGCTTTTCCCGTATCTATACCCCGGTTTTCCGTCTTTTCTACATGGTTGAACTGGCATTTATTTCACCTTTTTGAAAATTTTACAGAGTTCAAGTGCTCTTTGTAACTGACCGTCTACGTTTCCAAGAAAAGTTTCGCCTATACCCAGTTGCGACACGTTATGATGTATAACAAAAAGTAGCTGATAGTTCGATGGATGAGCGTTCGGTACCCACCATCCGGTTCCATAACATTTTTGACAGTTTTCGTCTGTTCCCCGGCACGATTCGCACGGTAACAGTATACGTGGATGACACCAACATTCCAGTTCACGAGTATGTTCTTTTATATCGTGTCCTATTCCGGGCATTATATGAAACATTTGGGGCATGTTCCGCTGCTCCATATACTATAACCGTATACCGTAACCGTAACTGTATACTGTATACTGTAACCGTATACTATTATTCTTTATAATGTGGTTTCAATCTGTTCATAAAGAACCGGCCAATAAACCCAAGTCCCACGGCAATTGCAGCCGCTATCCCGTCACCCACCGGAGCCAGTTCGGGATTGTTCGCAACTACAAAAAACGAGATAATTTTTGCAAGTCCAAGCGCGGTTCCTATACCAACCGCACCAGCAGCCCCCTTTTTAACGTTTTTAGCC